AGTGGAGACCAGGCAATAAAATCCACGCTGGCTTTATCTGGCGATCAAGCGGCCAGTGGGTTGTTCAAAATTGAAAATCCACATGATGATAGAGCTTCGAATTTTACGGCTTCTGGCTATACATATAAACTTGCTCCTGGTGAAAGTGGGCGTTTTGATATAACTTTTTCCACAACGGGGCATACGGGACAGATAGGCGAAAACGCTGGCTTGGGCGCATCAGCAACAAGCGATTCTGCTGATAGAATTAGCTTTAGTATGGGAAGGGTTATGTACACGAGCGAGCCTGACGTGGGAGGCATAAAGGATAGCGCTTTGATTATATCCACAACTGATGAATTTTTATTTGCAGATCCAAGCGGAGACTTAAAGATGGACTTGGTTGGGGAAGCTGTTCATAACGAGGCGCCAGGTGCCCCCATCAAGGTTATGGCCAAAGCGGTTCCAGGCAGGTCGGCGGTAACTGGGAGCTGGGAGCTGGCTGACGCAAAAACCGCCACGGGTGTTTCAGTTCTTTATTCTACTGATGCGTCAAGTTATACCATGTTTTTAACAGGGTTGTCCACGGGCACAACTACTTTTACTCATGAGCCTGTTTCTCCGCTTACAACTTATTATTATAAGGTTGGTGCAAGTAATTGTGATATTGTTGGCGTGGGAACTTCGATTGGCAGAACTTTCTCTACGTGCGCTTTTCATGACAATGTGGCGCTTTCTTCTGCAAGTTCCGCGGTTGACGTAGGAGAGTTGGGTCTGACGGTTACTATTGGTGCAAGGGATACTGTTTACAATCAATTAAATATTGGCACGCTTGTAAGTGGCGAGCTTACTAACCTTGGGCTGTCTAATTGTAATAATTTTACTGGAATCACATTTGTAATAAAAGGCGGCGCGACAATTGTTTCAAACAATCCTGAGATTCCAGCTTTACAAACTGGCCCGCTCGTGCAAACTACGACTGGTTCAGATTTAAAATTAAGGCTTGTTGTAGAGAACGGCGCAGAGATCCTGGGGGCTGGGGGAAAAGGGGCTGACGCTGTCAGGCAAGAAGACCTTGCATTTGCTCTTTCTACCAGGCTGACTGTTGCTCCAGCATCGCGATTATCACGAAGCCAGTCTAGAGTGGGCTCCGTGCATGAGTTACAAGGAATTGGCCCAGTTTCCCTGTGGGCTACTTCTGGCTCTGTCGAAGGAAAATATTTATTGCCAAACGGAAAGGACGGGTCCGATAACATAACGCCTTTTAACGGGGGAAGCGGTGGCACTGCTTTTGCAATTCATCCATCGTACAGAGAAAACGATCAAGAAGTAGAAGTTATAAATGAATTTGGTCGCATTCTTGGCGGAGGCGGCGGAGGCGGGCAGGGAGGCGCGCGTTATAATGATTTGATTGCTGACCCTGATCCCTTAAAGTCAGTTTCGTTATCGCGTTTAAGGCAAAGAAAATCGCCAGAATCGTTGGCGTTCGAGGCGGGGAGTCAGTCCGTGCCTTCAGAACCAGAAGTTAGCTTTATACAAGAAATAAGGCCTGGCGGCGGTGGCGGTGGCGGAGCTGGGTTTAATAAAAATACTACCGACATGAATTCCCCTGTTCCAAGATCAGATGTGGTGAAATTTGGCTCTGCTGCTGGCGGCAAAGGGTGCAGAGCAAACACGAAATACAGAAAAGTAAATATAGGAGGTACTAACGAGGGGAAATGGGGCGTGCAGGTAGCAAGGCCTTCTTATAATGGCGGAAACTCCTCGATAAAGTTTTCAACAAGAGCGAATATTAGATCCTTGAGGGCAAGTGAGGGCGGAGTAGGAAGTTGCTGGAATGGGATTATTCCAAGGGGAGCCCTAGAGGTCGTTTCATATGGCAAGTCGGAAGTTATAAAGGGAGACAACCAGGAACTAGAAAACAACCGCGGCGGTGATGGCGGCTTTGGCGGCGGATGGGGCATGGACGGGGGAAATGGCGAACACCCACAGCAATCAGAACTCAACAGGGACGAAGAACCAAGAAATTATGGTTATGGAGGGAGCGGCGGATTAAGCATACAAACAAACGGCTGTCGGGTGAGGTTCATTGTTACTGGATATACTCCATCAACGGGAATGGGAGTTTATGACGGGCAAAGAACAGATACTGACGCAAAAAGCTCGCAGCTTTATAGAAATATGATTGGTGTCGGAGCTTATTTAACTGCAAGATGTAGCGGAAACGCGACAACAAGAGAACGGGAGGGTGCGGAAGGCGCAATTCTGGGCACTATGAGTGGCCTGGCCAACGAGGGGCCTAATAAAATGAGCTCTTTTCAGGAAGCCGTAAACGCAAGTTATCCAGCATACATGGCCTTCAATCAAAGGATATCGCACTTTGCGACAGATTATGTTTTGTTTGACACCACCCAGTCAAGTGCTGGTTTTCCTTATTATTTAACGTACGATTTTGGGGCTGACGCAGACAATTGGCAAAGGGTAGAATCTTATACTATAGCCAGTGCTGGCGCGACTGTGGGTTATTATTCGGCCGAGGGTCTTGCTCAGACCATGTTTAAAGAAGTTTACGCTCCAACATCTTGGGAGCTTTACGGAACAAACGAAACAGATCACCCGTACGATGCAGATTGGAAGCTTTTACATATAGTCAGAAATGATGTACCCAGGCAAGACTTGCCCGTGAATTTAAAAACCGATAAGCCCGACGAGTCCACTGACGACAATGATAAAAGTTATGTTTCTATACCTGGCTTGGTCAGGGCGTTCCCAATCAATAATTTGAGAAAGTTTAGATATTACAGGCTTAAAATTATTTCCGCAGAACACGAAGCAGATAAAAAATGTAAAATTGCTGATTTTGGGCTAAGATCTAGTAATGGAGGTTACGCTGGTTTTATATCCAGTCCTCTTCACACATAAAATAATATAAAAAAATATGCCAGAAGACCAACCAGACACAAGTGCCAATTTAATAATTTCCCCGTTACCAACTGGGGTTACGACTTATCATTTACAAGAGCAACTCCACGATCTTCAGGCAACCACTATAGTTGAATTATTTGAGGTTGACGCTAAAAAAGATGGAGCTGGAACTTATAGATTTCATCCAGGAAAAGTTTTAAATGGTGATGTTTATCATGATGGTAAAACTTACAAGCCAATTCCCTTGGAAATGGACGGAGTCGAAGTAAAGGGAGATGGAACCTTGCCAAGGCCTAAATTAAGAATAGCAAATGTCGACGGGTTTGTGTCAGAAATAATTCAAGGAAATGATGATTTTGTCGGACTGCAAGTTACTAGAAGGAGAATCTTTTTAAAATATTTAGATGCGCAAAATTTTCATAACAACGAGAACCCATTCGGGGATCCAGATGTAAACTCAAGGTTCCCAGATGACAAGTTCATAATTAACCAAAAAACAGCTGAAGATAAAAATACCATTGAGTTCGAGTTAGTATCTCCTTTGGAAATGGATACCGTTAAGATTCCCAGCAGGCATGTAATCAGCAACTATTGCAACTGGGTTTATAGGGGACATGGCTGTGGATATGGAAATACTTACCTGAATCCTCCGCAAGTGTTTCCCGAAGACTCCAGGGCTGCGCGCGGGCTGCCAGTCGCAGACCAAACAGATAGAATGTTCATAAAGGGCAGTGGGTCGTATTGGTTTCACCAAACAAAAACACAAGTTATCGAAGAAGAAGAGGTGGAAGTTCTTGATACAAACATTGCTTGGAATGAGCTGGACGGCCGAGGCAACAGAAATGATGACCCCCTTCACTATTCTGGGCTTTATAATCCTACTGGAATTTATTTAAGCGGGGATTATGTTTATCTTCCTGGTGCAAGCTCTTCTAGCTATGATGGTTTTTCTTCAGATCCAAATGTTACTGCATATTTTGTTGCTAAACCAACAGGCCAATCTATAACAGAGATAGAGGGCGTGGCTTTTAGCCATTATAATATATCAGGAAGCGATCCAAGGGCCGATTTTTCCAATTGGGTTAGGGACCAGTGTAGCAAAACTGTTGCTGGGTGCGCATTAAGGTTTAGTGGCTGCATCCGAGGTATGCCTTTTGGCGGTTTTCCTGGCACAGATAAATTTGGCTATGTATGACCTTAATTTTATACAAAAATTAATCAAAGCACATGCCGAGCACGAATCCGAAAACGAATGCTGTGGGCTTATCGCACTTAATGCTTTTCAGGAGCTGCAGGTAATCCCCTGTGAGAACACTCATTTCGATAAAGAAAATTTTTTTGAGATTTCCCCCAAAAGCTATCTCAAGAAGTCAAGAAATTTACAAGTATGTTCAATTTATCATTCTCATATAATTTCGAGCTCTACCCCCTCTGAATATGACAAAATTTCTTCAGAAAATTGGTGTTTGCCTTTTTACATTTATAGTTTAGAGGATCAAAGCTTTTATTTGCATTTTCCCAAAAATTATAAAATACCCAAGCTAGAAGACCGAACATATATTCCAGATATTCAAAATTGTTTTAGATTTGTTGTTGATTATTACCTTTTAAAGGGTTATATAGAATATTTTGATTTAAATTTTGCATTGACAAAAGACAGACAGGCTTATTCCAAAGACACAGTGGAAGTCATCAGAACATTTATAAAGGTTAATAAATTTAAGAAAATCCACAACAAAGACGAGCTTCAAGAGCATGATCTAATATTGTTTGAAATTGACGGTTTATTCTCTCATTTTGGGATTTTTTGTGAAAACGATGAAGTCTGGCATCATGAAGGAGATTTCTTATCAAGGAGAAGTCATGTAAATGAAGAGTTCAGTGATAGAATTCATTCTGTTTATAGGCTAATTTAAGTGTATATTAGAAATAAGGTCCTCCTGTAATGAAGAAAGTTTTTCTACACGGTGAATTAGGAGAATCCCTTGGCAAAGAATGGGATTTAGAGGTAGATTCTGTTCAAGAGGTTTTTTGCGCAATTGAAGCTAACACTGGTAGGTTCACAAGGTTTTTGGCGGAAAATAGTGAAAAATTTAAATATTCTACTTTTCAAATTGACGATGAATATTTAACCAGCAAAAAAGAACTAGAATCTAAATTACCTAAAAAAGTAAAAAGCATACACATAATGCCCCAGATGGCTGGGGGAGATCCAGTAACCATATTGATCCAGGTTGTGATCGCAGTTGCGACAAGCCTGATCATGCAGGCTCTTTTCAAACCACCGAAAGCTAAAGAACAAAGAGAAACCAAATCTTATTTATTCGCAGGAACCCAAAACGTTGCCGCGCAGGGAATTCCCGTGCCGCTTGGCTACGGGAGATTGAAAGTGGGGTCCGTGGTTGTTTCTGCCGCTGTCAGGCATTTACCATACGCAGGAGGAACTCGGTATAACCGTCGAGGGGGATTAACAACGCCATTTGATAACTTGTGGGACCCACAAATGGCGGGAATAATAAGAGAGTCTAGCGGCGGGAATCTGTATAGAGACGTTGGTTTAGCTGGGGTTCTTGGACCAGAGCAATGGTTTGGTGACACGGAGATTATTGGCAATGACCCGACTATTGGACTAGGTGACGGAGGCAATGTCGGAATAGGTGGAGTAGAAATTGTGGTTGTGAAGATTGACAAGGGAGACAAAGATGGAGGGGGACAAGGAAAATAATAAAATAATGAGAAAAGTTTTTTTACATGGCGAACTTGGAAATTCCCTGGGAAAGGAATGGGATTTGGAAGTGGATTCTGTTCAAGAGGCTTTGTGGGCAATAGAAGCCAACACTAATAGGCTAACCCAGTTTCTAATGAAAAACGCTAAAAAATTTACTCATTACACTTTTGCAATTGACGATAAAAATTTAATAGAGCACCAGCTAAAATCCCCAATAGGAGACAATAGTAAAACTATTCATATTATGCCGCAGGCGGCTGGCGGGGTGAATTTTCTAATTCAACTTGTTGTAATGATTGTGATTAGTTTGATTATGCAGGCTATTTTTAAGCCCCCAAAGCCAAAAGACGCAATAGAAACTAATTCCTACTTGTTCGCGGGAACTGAAAATGTAGCCGCGCAGGGGGTTCCTGTGCCAATTGGATACGGAAGATTACGGGTTGGTTCGGTGGTGCTTTCTGCTGCCGTAAGGCACGTGGAATATGCTTCCAAATCTACTACCGCGAAGAGTAGTGAGCCAGTTAGATTAGGCACCTACGATCCTGAAAATCCCTCTGGAGGGGGACAGCCAGGCATCTTCCTCTTTTATGGTGCGGGGCCTGGGGGCTTAGGGACTTTGAACGAAAACGATATTGAGTACGATGCAAATGGGAAACCCTATATACCAGATTGGAAGCTTGGCCGCGGCGACGAATGGGACTATCCATGGGATGATGAAGATGGTTCGTGGGATGATTGGTGCTGGGTGGCCAGAGAAGTGTACGGCGCAAACAATTCTAAATGGCTGCTGTTTCGTCACTGGCTTTTAAACTATTCACCAAATTGGTTTTGTAACTGGTATAAACAAAATGGCAAAATGGTGGCTAAGTGGCTATCAAAAAATAGCTGGCTTAAGCCAGCAATACGACGTTGGATGAACGGCCGTATACAATCTCTCGGGAAAAATATAAAATAAAATGGGCGGAAACAAAAAAGATTTAGGATACCGTTATATTTCTTATATGGAGAAATATGATAACTTTACCAAGAAAAAGCCACACGGCTCACCGTACGTTGGCCTTAGGTCGAGGGAGGTGATGCGCGCAGGCTACATTAAGGTGAAAGAAGATGGAATAACGAAATATTATCATGTCGGGGTTGGCGGCATGCAGATCCCCGTTCCTGTGGAGGAAGCAGTAAGCCAGGACATGGGGCAACAGGAGATCAGGGATATGCATTTTGAGTCCAAATCGATATTAAAAGTAGTTGATTTAATTTCTGAAGGTCCAATAGAGGGGTTCTGTTCGCGAAACGGGGAAACTTTGTCGTATTTTGCCAGCTCCGAGGATATACCGCAAGCAGGAGATGAATTTTTGCAATCAGTTTATTTTGATGGTACGAAAATCTTAAATCCTGACGTTGGGACACTTAACTATAGGTTGACTAGTATAGATTTTCGACCTGGCACGGGGCGGCAGTCTCCCCTGCCAATGGATTATCAATTTGCAAGTCAAACAATTCCAATTAACACAAGGCTGACTCCTGCTCCATTTTTGCAATACATTGGAGATAATAACGAGACTGGTGATACAGTCAAGGAAATGTTGGGAATTGGGTCTTTTAAGAAAGAGGGCAAAAGCGAAGGAAGAGAGAGACTGAAGGATTGGGCTGGGGATCTAACAATAGGAGGTCTAAGAGAAATATTTCAAAAATATGAAAAAGCCCTTGAGCCTGTCTCACACACAATACAAAATCATCTGGTAGAAGAGGTTACTGTTAACATTAAAATTCATGTCTTGTCAAGACTTCATGTTGGAAAGCGAAGCAGTGAGCGGGTTGGTGCAGAGTGTTCTTTTTTAATATATGTAGGAAATGAAAGCGGTCCATTTCCCGATAGTCTTCCT